GTCTGTCTGCCACATACTGGTGGCACAAGCACGTCGTGCTGCACCATCCGTCCCCGAACGTCGTCGGAGTCGACACCGATGCCGATCTGTTGCCGTGGTTCGCCATCACGGCAGACGAGGTTCACGCAAGCTCCGGCTTTAGGCGCTTCTATTACAAACGCTTGCAATTTTGGTTGTTTCCGTTGGCGCTCGCCCTGAACTGCTTCAGCATACAGATGGCAGGGTGGGCCCATGTCATGCGATTGCTCCGCGATTCGAAAGGTCGAAAGTCCGGCCACTGGATCGACCTCGGCGCGCTCGTGCTGCACTATCTGTTCTGGGTCGGCGTACCGCTTTTATTCTGGCCGGCGTCAACGGTCGTCGTATTCTTTCTTATGCGGACGATTGTACTGGGATACGCCATGTACGCGGTGCTGGCGCCTGGGCATTTTCCGGCGGAGGCCCAGCGGACCACAGATGAAGTCCGGCGTGAAAGCGACTTTTTTGCAATTCAAGCTGCGGGAACAGTGAGTTTCCGGACGGGCCGGCTAGGCAGCTTCTTGTGCTCGGGTCTCCAATACCAGGTTGAACATCACTTGTTTCCGAATATCAGTCACGTTTACTATCCGCAGATCAGCTTGACTGTACGAAAGTTGTGCGCTGAACAGGGGCTACCCTACCACTCTTACAGTTGGGCGACGGCTCTATGGAAAAGCTGGATGGTTCTGCGGTGCCCGCAACCGGTTGTAACGCAGTAGCGTCAGCGCGTCTGGGAACGAAGGTGTCAATTCACGGCGTTGCGATAATCCTGGTGAAAGTTCCACCTAGGAAGGATCGAGAGTAATGTCAGGATTGAATTTGGAGTGATCCGGCTCAGCAGCTAAGATGTGGATTCCCGGATCGGTTTGGGTTGAGCCGTTTTATGAGAAGTTCGGCGCTGGTTGAGCAAACTGGGCGACCGAACGCGGAACGTTAGGATTTAATTCCTTGCGAACAACAAGGCTGCAACGTCCGTGTGGAGTCAGGTCGATGCGAGAAGCACGGTAGTGTCCAGAATTTTGTGTAACTGACGTTTTGGTTTTCTAACTGCTGCCAGCCTTTGGCGGTTCTGTAACGTTTTCTGTGTAAATTGTTTTGGGCTTGGTTTTCCCGCAAGCCGATGTTCAGCTATGCGTGGTCCACCACATCCGCAATGTGACTAAGTTCGTGGCCTGGAAAGATCGCCGGCCGCTATGCGGCCGATTTAAACGGCACCCACCGTCGAAGCTGCCGCACTGGCTCTGGATCGCTTCGCGCAAGCTTAGCAAACTCGTTATCCCATGTCGGTGGCGGCCTGGCGTCATCATTGGGATGATCTGACCACTTTCTTCCAGTATCCGGTCGAGCTGCGCAAAATGATTTACACCACCAATGCCATTGAGAGCCTGCACTCCCAGATGCGCAAGAACATCTCCAACCGTAAGGTATTTCCTACCGATGAATCCGTGATCAAGATTCTGTTTTTGAATATCCGCAACTTCAGCCATCGCTGGACCAAGCGCCAGGGCTGGGATATAGTGATGAATCAACTGATGACGATCTTTGGCGATCGGCTCAAGCCCCACTTAATCGATTCGCTTTGATCCAAATGGCTCCACCCATTTACACAGTTTCCGTTACAGTCTCTTTCGATACCCTGAATCGTCCGCCAGGCCGAGTGAAATGACCGGAAGCCCTGCATGGCTCCAAGCCCTCGTTTGATCGCTCGATGATCTTGCTCAACGATGATGATTTCGGGTTCGAAATGTCGACCCTTGAACAGCGCTGGCCGGTCCTGTCGCATGAACGGCCAAGCCTATCGGACCCGTTGCGCCGGTTCGCAACCCTTCCGCTTCGGCGCTTCTCTATGCCGAAACCCGCTGGAATCGGCTGCATGGTTATCGACAACTGCCCCTGCTGATTCACAATCTCCAGCGCGCTTATCAGATGCGTTGTAATCTAACTCTGGTCACCGTGGCTGCTCACTCAGCCGCCTGATCGTCCGTTCGAGTCGTTCCTTCCAACGGAAAGGCGGACATCCTCCCAATGGGTCACAAAAACCCAAAAAAAGATATCTCCTTCGGATCTCGCCATTTACGATTTCCTCTTCAGCTCATTGCACTCGACGCACAGTATCGTCAATGCAGATGAGAGTGAGTTGCGCTGTGCAGGGCGAGCGCAGCAATCTGCTAACGGACAAACTGTGCTGGAGCTATGTGCCTCTTGCTTCCCAAGCTCATTTTCGGATCTCGCACTCTCGACTAAAAGGATTCTCGGGACCTGTTGGCTCGGGCAAGAGTGCGGCGTTGTGCTTCGAATCAATTAGAAATGCATACCTAAACCGCGGGAGGCAAGGGGTTCTGGGAGCGCCTACGTTCGCAATGCTGCGAGACGCTACTTTAACAAGCCTGCTCCGCATGATGGACGAATACGACGTCGAGTTTGAGATGCGAAAAGCGGATGGAGAACTCACGGTGATGAGCCCGGAGAGCACCATCCTCCTAAGGTCTTTGGATGAACCAGAGAGGTTGCGGGGGACGAATCTTGCGTGGTTTGCGATCGATGAACTCTCTTACGCGCGAGAAGAGGCTTGGCTACGGCTCGAGGCGCGGTTACGTGATCCGAAAGCCCCGAAGCTGTGCGGTTTCGGAGTGTGGACACCGCAAGGACACGATTGGATCTACAAACGATTCATCCACGCACCGGTCGCCGGCTATGAGTGCGTCCAAGCCAGACCGTTTGAGAATCGACATGTTCTGGACAGGACGCCCGACTACTACGAACGGCTGGAGAAAAGCTACGATCCAAGATTCTATCGGCAGGAAGTACTCGGCGAATATCTAAACAGCCGCAGCGACCGCGTTTACCACTGCTTCACTCCAAACGTACATGTCGTACCGCACATATACGACCCACAAAAGCCTTTACTGTGGGCATTGGATTTCAACGTGGCCCCGATGAGTTCCGTGTTACTGCAATGGAGTGGATCAAAGCTGGCAGTGATCGATGAGATTGTACTCGAACGGGCGACGACCGAGGAAGCCTGCGCTGAGTTCGAAAACAGATATAAGGGCCATCCGGTCCAGATTGAGGTCTTTGGGGATGCCAGTGGCAGAAACATGCACACGACTGGAAAAACCGATTACACTCTGCTCCAGGCGTACCTACATCGGGCAGGTTTCAGGCAAACACGACTACGGGTGCCCCTGACCAATCCGCCGGTGTTGAGCCGGGTTCAGAAAGTCAACGCCTTGCTCACGAACGCTCTGGGCGAAGTGCATTTGGAAATCGATCCCCGATGCAGGGAGCTGATTAAGGATTTTGAAGAAGTAATGTTCAAGGCAGATTCAGGAGTAATTGACAAGGTCAAGGACCCACGAAGAACGCATACATCCGATGCGTTGGGATATCTGATTTGGGAGTTATTCACTGAGAAGGTAAAGGCCGGAGAGATAAACCGGCGCCTTTTCTAAACGGCGGCGAGAGGGGCAACAAATGACGGAGATCGACCGGGAGCACCCGGATTACACGCGGCATAAGCTCATGTGGCATATGTACCGCAACTTATACGTGGGCGGTCATGAATTTAGGACTCGCGCGGCCGACTATCTCCTGCGGCGCCAAAAGGAGCCTTTGGATGTATACAGCGAGCGGTTGCACCGCGTCTTTTACGAAAATTACATTGGGTCGATTATTGACTGGTACACAGCAACTCTTTTCCGAAGGGAGCCCACTGTGCATGTTGAGCAGAGTGTGGATTCGGGACGCCGCTTCCTTGCAGAATTCTCGGATGATTGCGATCGCCACGGAACAAAACTTTCCAACTACTTCCGCCAGCGCTTCACCGAAGCTCTCATCTCAGGAGCCAGCCACACCTTAGTTGACTTTCCACATGTGTCAAAACTTCCAAAGAACCGAGCCGAGGAAGATACCGAAGGTATTTCCCGGGCGTTCCTGGTCCCGTTTGAAGCCGAAGACCTCATCAACTGGAGCTGCGGCCCATCCGGCGAGTACGAATGGGTCGTGCTGAGGCGTAAGATACGGCACCAAGCCAGCATCGATTCATCCGAGACAATCGAAGAGACCCTCTGGTACTACTACGACAAGCATCGATACCGAACCTACAAGCGAATTGAGAACAGCGGGGGGACACAGAGCATCGGACTTGTGGCTCAGGGCTCCCACTGCCTGGCGCGTGCGGGTCGCGTCCCATTGATCACGCTGAAATTCAGCGACGGCTTGTGGCTGATGAACAAGGCGGCTAATCTTCAGCTCGAGCACTTTAACAAGTCAAATGCGTTGGGTTGGGCGATCACAATGGGCCTCTTCGCAATGCCGGTCATCTATTCGGACCGAGAATGGAACCAAATTGTTGGCGAGAGCTATTTCATCCAATTGGGCCCAGGCGACAAGTTCGGCTGGACGGAGCCGGACGCGAAAGTCTATCAGATTGCAGCGGACAATCTGCAATCACTGAAAGAGGAAATTTACCGAGTCTGTTATCTGTCGCAAGCGTCCGGGGAAATGGCCAGCGGCCATGCGCAGTCAGCCCTCAGTAAGCAGCTGGATTTCGCGATCACGCAAGAAGTGCTTCGTGCCTACGGAGCGTCAGTCAAAGACGCGATCAACGCGACGGTTACGGCGATCAGCGACGCTCGTCAAGACGGACTCGCGGTTTCGGTGTCGGGCCTTGATGAACTTGATATCAGCGACTTTGGCACGGAACTTCAGCAAGCCACGGAACTGCTACAACTTGGCATCAACTCGCCAACTTTAAAGAGACAGATCTTCGAACGGCTGGCATTCAAATATTTGAACGATGCCCGGCAAGAGACAAAAGACCAAATTGCGCGCGAAATCGGAGCGCAGGTTAAGAACTGAGAGGTTTCATGTCAGATCAGACACAAGTAGAGAAGCAATTCGATAACGGACAAAGCATTCGAGACATCGTCCGCCAGGCCATCGAAGAATTTGTGAGTGCGGAGCAGCGTAAAGCGGAGCCCGCCTACCAAACCGAGTTGCAGGACGAGCGACGGCGGCGCGAGAGCCTGGAAGCACGTCTGAATCAACTGGTAGAAGAAAACAAAAAAGCGAGAGCTGCCGCCGAGGAAGCCGACCGAAGTTCGCAAATTCGAACCGAGCTTCAGCGGTTAGGCGTTGCGAAGGTCGATCTCGCACTCCGAGCGGTAAAAGATGAGATTATCCGTACAGAAAACGGCCACTTGCAGTCGAAAGGCTCTGACGGAAAGTCGATGCAGGAATACCTGGCCAGCTTCGTACAAGACAACCCAGAGCTTTTACCTGCGCGGATCACCGGCGGCAGCGGAGCTCACTCATCTCTGCGGGGACCCTCTGAGAACATGCCGAGCATAGAGATCGAGAAGATCAAGCCCGGTATGAATAAGGAGGATCTTGAACGCGTCCGCAAAGAGATTTCACGCCTCGCATCACAGGCCCTGCGCGGCATGTAGGTCGCTATTGAAATCTATTCTCGAGGTTGCCCGGACGATATTTTCCGGCTCCGGGCGCATTTTTGTCGGCGATACAAGATAGGCCGACGTTTTAGAACTCACCGACCACTAAGCAGGTCGTGAAAGTAATAAGAGGAACTTAATGTCAACAATAACATCTGCCAACTTGGCAAATGCAATCGTCAAACTCGTAGCAACCGACGCATTGCCAGCTCTGATGGGAAATCTCGTCATGGGCAATCTGGTAAACCGCGACTACGAGCCGGTGCTGGCAAACGCCGGGGACACGGTTAATATTCCGATCCCGCCCGTCCTCGTCGCCAATAACATCGCCGAAGGGGGCACGATTACTCCGCAGAACCCGAATCTAGGCAACGCACAGATCGTCCTAAATACCCACGCCGAAGCTTCCTTCCAAATTCCGGACGTTACCAAAGCACTAGCATTTCCAGACCTGCTGCGGACATACATGCAGCCGGCGGTAGTTGCAATTGCCGAGCGGGTTGAGCGTGACCTGCTGAATCTGTACAGCCAGTTTACGGCGAATACACCCGTCGGTTCGGCCGGAACCACGATCACTGAAGCTACTATCGACTCGGCGGAAACCGCGTTGTTCGGCGCAAAGGTCCCGCCGACGGCGCCGAAGTATCTGGTAGTCGACTCTAATACGTATTCCCAAATTCGTCAGATCCCGAGGTTTAGTGAATACTATTCGTCGGGAGAAGCAAGATTAAAGGCACTCGTGGAGGGGAATGTGGGCAAAATGAAGGACTTTTTCATCTTTCGCTCTCAGTTTGTTCCGGTCACTGGAACAGCCACTCCAAATATTCACAACCTGGCATTTACGCGCGACGCTCTTGGCCTGGTAATACGGCGGCTGCCCCAACCCTTTCCCGGTACCGGCGCAGTAGCGGAATATGCCGAGATGGGTAATTTCGGAATTCGCATCGTGATGAGCTATCAGCCGAACACGCTTTCTCAGCAGTTCACTGTTGATGTCCTATACGGATGCGGTGTGCTTCGGAATAACTTCGCGGTTCAGGTGAACAGCTAGTCAGTCAAGATAGCGAACACGACATGGGGAGTCCATTTGGGCTCCCCATTTGACTTTTAAGGATGCACTGTGGACCTAAGACAATATTTTCGAAAAATACGCGATATCGAAGCCGGCCTGTCCGATCCCTTTCCAGTTTTGAGCAGCCTCGAAACGGCGGATGGGGGAAAGGCAAAAACGATTTCAGAAGTGCCACGCGCAATAGCAGCCAAGATGATCGTCGAAGGGCGTGCAGTTCTTGCCAGTGAAATAGAACGGGAACACTACAGACAGCAACAACAAGAAGCAAAAAGCGCGGCGGAAAAGGCCGACCTGGCGAAACGGTTTCAGGTAGGCTTCCTCTCCGAAGGGAGTCCGAACTCCGGGCCAATCCGCAAGGCACCAGTCAGTTCGGAGAAGTGACTCATGGCGCTCTTCACTGACGCTGGCGTCGTCGCGCTGGATGACCTGCTGCAATTCGAAGCCTCGCTTGTACAAATTGCCTCCTCGCACGGCATCAATGTCGATACAAAGGTAACCCTCTCGATAGATGCGATCGGCGACAAACTGCTCCTGTGGCTTCTAGAGGTTGGAGCGTCCGATCCCCAATTCTTGAATCGCAGATCGCTTGGGTTATCGACAGTCGTGGTTACCTCCTCTTTGCATCGCTGGCTTTGTTTCGACTCCCTCTCGCGATTTTTCGCCGAGGCGTATAACGTTCAACTAAACACACGATTCCAAGCGAAATGGACAGAGTACCAGAATGAAGCTGATCAGGCTTCTCAGATGTATTTTATGTCGGGGGTGGGCCTTGTATATAGTCCTCTGCCCCGCCCTGCGCTGCCATCAGTTTCCGTCCAACAAGGAAATTCACCTGCACAGGCGATATTTGTCCAAACAGCCTGGGTCGATATGGCAGGCCACGAAAGTGCGCTCAGTCCAGTGAACGGATTGATCTCGAATGAGAACTCCACAATCGTGGTCAGCATGGCTGAAGGCGTCACCAGCGCGCCGGCAGCCGCCACTGGATGGAACGCCTACGTGAGTGCGACCGAGAATGACCTCACCCGGCAAAACCTTGCGCCACTGCCGATCGGGGCTACGTGGCAGCTCCCGCCGACGGGGATTAGCCAAGGTCCAGAGGCGCTCGGCGGACAAGCTCCGGAGTTCTATGTTCGCTTGTCCAGACAGATAAGGCGGGGATGAATGTTACCGTTGACTCTTATCGCTTCACAAAAAGTCGCTGATCTGTTAATCCAGGGTAACGCGCTTCAAACACAGATCGATGCGATCGCAGCGCAAGCAAATAAGACCATCCCGACAATTGATTCGGCCCAGATTGTCATAAGTTCAGTTGCGCCCGATGTTGCCGATAAAGATATCCAACTCTTGTACCCAAG